CCTCTTCAGCGGTTTCTGGTCAAAACAGTTTAGATCCTTCGGCTTTGGCTTCAAACTATTCTTTTACAGGGCTGACAAATATCAGCAATGCGGGTGTTCCAGTAAATTTGGTATATGGAGAAATCTTAGTTGGCTCTATTGTGGTATCTAATGGAGTCGATACTGTACAGGTAGAGGGTAACAACTAATGGCTATACAAGAATTTAATCAAGATACAGTATTTAACAACCCTGATCTTCCAAGTGGTGCATTATCTTCTAAACAATTTAACACCATAGTTGAATTGTTAGGTGAGGGTGAAATCGAAGGTTCAGCAACAGCATCAAAGGCTGGTATTACAGATAAGACATCAACTGCATATTTCAATGCTTTTAAAAAAGATATATTTTTAAATGGCACTCAAGTTTTACAGGAAGCTGCGAGCAACACCGCTCCAGAGGACAGTGATTTTAATTTTAAAGATGTAGGTTTTGATTTCAGACTTGGAACTTCCAGCCAAACATTTATTGAAGGAATTTCAAATATTGAAACAGAAACTGTAATTGGTACAACTGTAACCACTTCAACCCCTGTAACTCACACAGTAAGTTCCAGTGATATCAATGCTGTTCGTGTTACTCTAAGATTTCCTTCAATGCAGAAATTTGAAGATGATGGCGATATTAATGGTGTAGAAGTAAATTTGTTAATCAAAACAATAGAAAATGATGGCACAACAACAACTGTTATTAATGACACTGTAAAAGGTAGATCAACAAACGCATATTTCAGAGATTATATAGTCAAACTGAAGTCAACAACATCTTTTCCTGTTGCAATAAGAGTTGAAAGGGTTACAGCAGATAGTACAGACGCAAAATTAATAAATGCTTTTCAGTTTAACCAAGCTACTAATATTATTTTTGAACAGAACGCATACGCTAATACTGCTCATGTTGCACTAAGGTTCAATGCTGAACAATTTCCAAGAATACCAAAAAGAGTTTATAGAATAAGAGGTCGTAAGGTTAAGATTCCACATAATGCAACTGTGGACTTGCAGACAGGTGCAATATCTTATGCTGGTACATTCAACGGAACTTTTAAAACAGACAAGGAATGGACAACAGATCCAGCTTGGATTTTATATGACTTACTAATAGACACAAGGGCGGGCTGTGGCATTGCAGAAACAAATTTAGATAAATTTACATTTAAAACTGTAAGTGAATATTGCGGAGAATCTGTAGATGCTGGAAATGGTGATGGTTCTACGGAGCCAAGGTTTGCTTGCTCAGTAAATATCACACAGAGGCAAGAGGCATACACATTGATAAATTCTCTTTGTTCTGTGATGCGTGTTATGCCTTTTTATTCGGCTGGAGGTATTTCCATATCTCAAGACGCACCGAAAACAGCAAGTTATATTTTCACAAATGCAAATGTTACTGAAGCTGGTTTTTTATACGCTGGCTCAAGTTTAAAAACAAGACATACAGTAATAAATGTCAGCTATTTTGATATGACAACTCAAGAAGTTGATGTTGAAACTGTAGAGGCTGATTCGGCAACACAAACAAAGTACGGAGTTGTTGTTAAAAATATTAGAGCTTTTGCTACAACAAGTCGTAATCAGGCAAGAAGATTAGGTCGTTGGTTTTTGTATAACGAACAAAATTCTGGTGAGACTTGTTCTTTTTCAACTACTGCGGCTGCTGGTGTATTAGTTAGATGCGGTGACATAATTGAAATATCAGACAGACTTAAGGCTGGGGTAAGGCGTGGAGGATTGCTTAAAAGCGTAACTAGCACAACAGTTGTTGTTTTAGATGATTCTAATAATACAGATATTCCTAGTCTTGGTGATAGCCCGACAATTTCAATAATTCTGCCAGACGGTTCATTGGAAGAAAAAACAATTAGTGCTATATCAAGCACAACCATAACTGTATCATCTGCTTTCAGTACAGCACCAAACCAACACGCACCTTATATTCTTGAGACTACAAATTTACAAACAACAACTTGGCGAGTGATTAGTGTCAAAGAAAATGATGACAAGACTTTTTCAATTACAGCTTTATCACATGATTCTGGAAAATATGCCTTTGTGGAAGATGGTTCTGCGTTACCAACAAGAAATATATCAGTCCTCACAAGAGTTTTAAATCCACCAGAGGGCTTGAGAGTAGATGAAAAAATTGTAACTATTAACAATAAGGCAGTATCAAAACTGATTCTTGATTGGCAAACGCAATCTGGTGCAAGTAGATATGAAGTTCAATATAGATTTGCAAATGGTGATTTCAAAAAAATTGATACACTTTCAAGTGATGCTGAAATACTTAATTCCGATGCAGGTGAATATGAAATTAGAGTATTTAGTTTCAATGCATTAGGGCAACCATCAAGACAACCAGCCACATTGACCTTTAATGCTGTTGGTAAGACCGCACCACCCTCAGACATAACAAATCTTACTTATGAACCTATATCTGATAAAGAGATCAGACTTAGATGGGATGCTGTACCAGACCAAGATGTTAGAGCAGGGGGGCGTATTCATATACGCCATTCTCCAAAAACGGACGGAAGCGGTACTTTTCAAGATGCAACTGATTTGGTTTTTGGTTTGAGTGGAGCATCAACAGAAAAAATTGTAAGTTTATTAGAAGGAGAGTACATTCTTAAGACGCAAGATGATGGTGACAGGTTTAGCACAGGAGAAACATCACTTGTAATAGATTTGCCAGAAGCACAACCGAAACTTTTAGTGCAGGCAAGAAGAGAAGATTTAGATGATCCAAAATTTCAAGGCTCTAAAACTAACATCGGTTTTGATTCAGGTACAAATTCAATCAGTTTGGCTGGTACAGGTAATTTTGATGATAGTACTGATATAGATTCTGAAACATCAATTGATGACATTGGCGGTGTTTCATCAACTGGTACTTATTTATTCAATGAAACTTTGGATTTAGGTGCTGTATTTAGTCTTGATCTAAGAAAACTTATACAAACTGATTCTGTATATTCTTCAGACTTGATAGATTCAGTTACAGATATTGATGCGAGACAGGATTTTGATGGCACAGCTTCAGTTGATACGAATGCAGAGGTTTTTGTTCAAACTTCTCAAGATGCTACTAGCTACTCAGGGTTTCAAAAATTTGCAAATGGAACATTTAAAGGAAGAGCATTTAAGTTTAAATGTGTGTTATCAACACAAGATACAAACCAAGATATTAGAGTTAGTCAACTTGGATATTTTGCAGAATTTCAAAGAAGAACAGAACAAAGTACAACAACTATTGCATCAGGTGCAGGAGCAAAATCTATTACATTTGACCACCCATTTTTTACTGGTACTAGTGCATTATTAGGTGCAAACTCTAACCCACCAGCTATTGGAATCACAGCTTTTAATATGGCAACTGGTGACTTTTTTGAATTAACAAGCATAACTTCAACAGGCTTTACTGTTCATTTTAAAAACAGTTCTGGAAGTTCTGTAGATAGAAACTTTAACTTTACTGCTATTGGTTTTGGTAAAGGTTAATATTTAGGATATACTTAGAAAAAAAGTTGGTTTGCTATGTCAAGAGTTGATAATACTGGTGGGTCAGGTTTTACAACTGACAACGGAACTGGTCTTGTAGTTAGAACAAAGTTAAATCAGATAATTGCTGCACTTAGTACTCTTAATCAAGGCTCTGGTGACCCTACAATCGGTGTTGCAGCATATGTTCCACACATTGATGGCAATACTTTAAAAATAAGAAATGCAGCTAATAACGCCTTTGTAAGCTTGGGTGATGTAAGTGCAACAAACTTTGGTCATGCGGGATTATCGGCAGCTAATACTTTTACTTCAACAAATATATTTCAAGAAGATGTAACTTTTGATGGTGCTACTGCTGGTCGTGATGTTGTTTTTGACAGATCAGATAATGCACTTGAATTTGCTGATAATGCAAAAGCTAAGTTTGGAACTGGCGAAGATTTAAGCCTTTATCACAATGGTACTAACTCATTTATCGAAAATACGACAGGATATTTAAGAATTACCGGAAATTCAGGTCAAGTCTATATTCAAAGTGATGATGACGTTAGGATTACTGGTCATGCTGCTGACGAAAGTATGGCAAGATTTCATAAAAACGGAGCAGTAGAGTTATATCACGACAATGTAAAAAAGATAGAAACAGCTAGTGGAGGAGTAAGTCTTACAGGAGGAGCCGCAGCAAATATCACAGCACTTTCTGATGGAGCAACAATAACGATAGACATGGCTACAGCCTGTCATCATTCGGTGACGTTAGGAGGCAACAGAACCTTTGCAGCACCAAGTAACCAAGTTGTAGGTCAGGCAGGTTCAATATTTATTACACAAGACGGCACAGGGTCTAGGACAGCTTCATTCAATAGTGCTTTTAAATTTGTGGGAGGTACAGCACCAACACTTACCACAACGGCTGCTGCAGTAGATCGGATAGATTACATTATATTATCTAGTAACGTGATACATTGTGCAGTTTCATTGGACGTTAAGTAATGCCATTTTTTGATCCAATAAGAATAGGAGCTTCAGGGGCTGCTGAAGATTTTACAGTAGATCGCAGTTTAAGGTTTAATGATGATGATACAGCTTATTTAAATAGAACACCTAGTAGTGATGGTAATAGAAAAACTTTTACTATTTCATTTTGGATAAAAAGAGCAAATTTAGGAGATGTAAGATTAATAGCTTGTCATTCTGGTAATTCTGACACAGGTAATTTTGAGCTAGATTTTGTTAATGATACATTTAGATATATTGGTTGGAGTACTCAGTTTAGAATTACTAACAGAAAATTTAGAGATCCTTCAGCTTGGTATCATATTGTAACTGCGATTGATACTACAGATAGTACAGCCGATAATCGAATAAAAATTTATGTGAATGGAGTTCAAGAAACTTCATTCTCAAGTAGCAGTAATCCATCTCAAGATTTTGATACAGGATTTAATCAAGCATCAACAACAAGAATAGGATTAGCAGCTAATTCAATTAGTGGTCCTTTTGATGGATATATGGCAGAAATTAACTTTATTGATGGACAGCAATATGACGCTTCATATTTTGGAGAAACGAATGTATTAACAGGTCAATGGAATCCTAAGAAATATACAGGAAGTTATGGAACAAATGGTTTTTATTTGAATTTTTCAGACAATTCTGGCACAAGTGCAACCACATTAGGCAAAGATTCAAGCGGTAACGGCAACAACTTCACACCAAATAATTTTGTAACTGGTGATGCTGTAAAAGATAGTCCTACAAATAACTTTTGCACATTAAGAAAGTATGGAACACCATCTTCAAGTGGTAGTGGATTAGCAGAGGGAAATTTAGAATTTAGTACAGGTTCTAGTGGATCAGGAGATTACGGAAACAGATTATGTTTCAACACAATCGCACCGACATCAGGTAAATGGTATGCAGAGGTTTTGCCTAATACAACTAATTATATTTTTGTTGGAGTTCACGCATATCAAGTCGAAACAACCCCAACTTCTTCCAGAACTAGATGGCAGGGTCTTTATAGTGCTAATGGCGAGAGTTATCTTGCTTCAACTAGCTCATCTGCTTCAAATAGCACTTATGCAGCAAGTTATGGAAATGATGTTATTGGCATCTATATGGATATGGATGCGACACCACCGCAAGTATATTTTTCTAAAAACGGACAATGGGCAAATGGTTCTGGTGCGTGGAATCAATCAAGTCCAAATGGTTACATATCTCTTGGGGGTAGTTTTTTTACAGAAAAAACAGGAGGTTTTACAGGACTAGGAATTAATATACAATCTGCGTCTAGTTCAGCAGGTGTAACTGCTAGAGCAAATTTTGGACAAGATAGTACATTCGCAGGTCTTACTACGGCAGGTGGTAATACAGATGCAAATGGAATAGGAGACTTTAAATATACAGTTCCAACTAATGCTTTAGCCTTATGTACAGCAAACTTACCCGACCCAACAATACTGCTACCTAATAAACATTTTGGAACTTTACTCTATAGCTCTGGATCAAGTAATGGTACTTTTACATTTACAGATAGCGATGCGGTAGATTTCTTTCCTGATTGGACTTGGTTGAAATGTAGAAGTGCTAGCGAAGGCCATTATTTGTTTGATGCTGTGAGAGGAAACGTAGATATTACTGATAAATTTTTAAAGAGTAATGATACTGGTAATGAAACAGGGTCAGGAGTTGATGGCACAACTGTAAGTTCTATACAAAATGGAATAAAAATTGTTGAAACTTCTATAGGTTCTGGAGAAATATATTACACAAATAGAGACTATGTGACATGGAACTGGAACGCTGGCGATACAGATGGCAAAACTTATACAGTAACAGTTGTTGATGATTCTGGTAATAAATATAGATTTGATGGTTTTGGAACGTCTGCTGTAACTCTTGATCTTGCAGAAGGTGGTACTTACATTTTTAACTACCCATCAGCACATCCATTAAAGTTTTCTACAACAGCAGATGGTACGCATGGCGGTGGGTCTGAATATACAACGGGAGTGACACACAATAGTTCTACACAGGTAACGATAGTTGTAGCTGCTTCTGCTCCACAGCTTTACTATTATTGTTCGATCCACAGTGGAATGGGGGGTGCGATTAATACAAACTCAACTCTTGGATCAAGTAATTTTGATGGATCAATACAAACAACTGCGAAAGTAAATGCCAATGCAGGGTTTTCTATTGTAACTTTTTCTGGTAGCGGAAATAGAACGATTGGTCATGGATTAGGAGTAGCACCACAAGTAATAATAATGAAAGGTCGAAACGTTTCAGATCAATGGACAGTTGGTCATCAAGAATTAGATGCAAGCAATCCGTGGCATAAAGGTATTCCATTAAATACTAATGCAACCACTCAAGATAATGCAGGTTTTTGGAACGATACAGCACCAACATCAACTGTCTTTTCAAAGGGAACGTGGGATGAAGGTTATAACATGGTGGCTTACTGTTTCAGCGAAGTAGCAGGGTATAGCAAGTTTGGGTCATATACAGGCAACGGAAATTCTGATGGTACGTTTGTCCACACCTCGTTCAGGCCAGCCTTTATAATTTTTAGAAATACAAGTACAACAACAAATTGGGAACTTTATGATACTACAAGACCCTATGGAGAATATAACCCTGCCTTTAGACCTTTATATGCCAACCACAATTATGTTGAAGAAACTCATGCGTCATTACCAGCTTTAGATATTTTAAGTAACGGATTTAAACCTAGAAGCACATGGGACGAGTTTAATAAAAATGGAGATACTATTATTTATTTAGCATTTGCAGAATCTCCTTTCAAAAATGCAAGGGCAAGGTAATATATAGATATGGCATTTTTATTAGACGGAAAACCTTTAGCAGTTGATATTCCTTTTACAGTAGGGGATATAAACTACCCTGCTAACTGGTTAAGACTATCAACAGCACAAGAGAAAAAAAATCTTGGTATTACTGAAGTTGACGATCCTAAAACATTTGATGGTCGTTTTTACAATACTGATGGATCTGCAAAAGCATTAGATGATGTCAATTCTACATATGCAGAAGATGCAGAAGATGGTAGTTATAAAAAAGGAGATCCAGTACTAAATTCTGAAGGAAATCAAGTTATTATTTTAGGTGTTAAATCAATATTGAAGGCACAGGAAAAAGTAACTGCTGGAACTTTACTAGCTCCATATGATTGGTATGTTGTTAGAAAAACTGAGAAAGGTACTGCGATCCCTTCATCAATCTCAACTTTTCGTGACCAAGTGCGAACAGCTTGTAACACAAGAGAAACAGAAATTGATGCCTGTGCAGATACCGCAGCTTTAGTTACTTTGTATGGTGCAACTTATGATAAAGATGGAAACTTTGAAAAGTTTAATATGACACAATATCCTCAAGATCCTAATTCTTTGTTGTAATTTGTTTAGTCATATAGCTTGTAATTAAATATAAAGGAGTAATTGTAGGAATAATTATTAAAAAAGATATAATTAAAGTGTGAGAAATCGCTTTTAGTATTGCTTCTTTAACCATGTTTCAAAAGATTTGTCAGATAGCTTCATTGTTGTCGCTTTTTCTAACCTTGTCAATGTTGGGCGGTTCATACTACGCATATAGATTTGTTACAAGTGAACAATTCAAAGCTAGAGTTATGAATGAAGTTCTAGACAATGTACAGGGCATGATGCCAAAAGTATTAGACAATGCTTTACCAGATATGACAGGCGGCACTATTCCAGAATATATAAAGCCCAAAAGTTAATGGAGATACCAGAAATAGGTATCAGACAAATAAATATTCCAGAGGTCTATATTCCTGAGATATACAAGCCTGATCCTGTATTGCCTGTAATAAAAAATCTTGAGATAGATGTTGTAGGTTGTACTTATCAGCATAGAGATATAAAAAATACTGGAAACACACAGCTTTTGCTTGATGACCCTAATGGAGTGTTTCTGACTTGTGGTGAGTCTTTATTTCCTAGCTTTTACCCTATTGATTACAGACCAGATCAGTTGGTGATTACGGAAGATTTACCGATTACAAATGATGCTCCACCTATGCCAGAGGCAGAAATTCCAGAAACTAAAACACCAGAAAAGAAAAAAGAAGAATTAATAATACCAGAATGTCCTAGTAAAAAAGAGCAAAAAGTTGGAGATTACAGAAATGCAAAACGCATTGAAAGGGTAGTATCGCACAAGTTATCATCAGACAAAACAGAGTGCATCACGATTTATGAGGACGTACCATTTCGAGAAACTTTTATTGGCACACCTGAGGTACTCATTTCTACTGCTGCTATTGGTCTGGTCGCTGGTAGCTCTGCGGCTCTTGTCCCTATAATTCAAGGAATTGCAAAGGCTGGTATTAAGAATATAAGTAAGCGATTTACAAAAAAGAAAGATAAGGTAGAATAGCTTTTGAGTATTGGAACTCTTGACCACAGCTAACACTCCCTAGTTAAGGGCGAGCCAATACTTTCAAGTTTACAACTTTTACAACGTGCTGATAAAACAGCCACCGCTCTGTATTAGTCAATGTAAACTTATTTTATTTTGTGAGTATGAGGCAATACTTGGTTTGGTAATGGAATAAGCTTTACATCTTTACAAGTAACAGCGTGTTCTCCTGTCAAAACTACTCCGAGTTTGGCCTGTTTGCCGCATACCTCTAATCTATATAAGGCCATTTCTAATTTTGTTTTTTTGATAAGTAACTCTTGAGCCTCGATATTAACCTTTGCAGCTTTTTGGCATAGCTCACCACCTTTACCCAAAGGAATATTAAATTGCATAGATATTCCATAATTTAAGTTGTAATTATCTTTTTCAAATCTTGGGGTTTCTTGGACATATTTTATTGCCCCTGTGTCCTCGTCATAGATATTCTGTCTAGTAACTGTCTCTATTGGCCTGTTGAAGCTCCATGCGTCTGTTAGATATGGAGTTATGGTCAAACTAGGCGAGGTGCAAACAATCCCTTGACTGTAGCGATTTTGGGGCAAGCTGGAGGGAGTTATCATTGTTGCATTATTATTGACTACCCCTTGTGCATTGCTGCTAGGCGAGGCAACAGTTGTATTAGCCAAAACCCTTGCAGGGCAAAGGATTACAAGAATTACTGACCAAAAACAGAGGTTGTTTCTGTAGTGGTGGTTGTTGTGATAGTCCGATTGATATGAGTAATTGTGTCGATTCCGCTTCCCTGTAGTGATTCTATTAGTGAAAAGCTTTCTCCAGCGTTTTTGATTTTCCATCTTGGGACAGCCTCTAAGTTTGGAGAAGTCCAACTGAAGTTGACCCCTTGAAGTGTTTGGGTTGTTTCTGTAACAACGTCAGCATTGATATATCCGTTAAGATCAGCCGACTCAATATTGTGACCACTTGCGGAATATGAAAAGCCATTATTCCACTTATAGCTTGAAATTTGCTCATTAATTACAGATTGCGAAGTTGAACTCTGCGTGGAACTGCCGCTACGAAACTGAGGGACGATAGGTGTAGCAAGGGTTCTCAGAGGTAGTACTAATATTAATAATAGCCAAAATCTAGTCAATTTCAATCTGAACAGTAGTTGAAGCAATGCAGCTAGTACCAGAACCAAATGCTCCAGAACAAGAATGCACCCCACTAGATAAACTGCTAATACTGCCACTTCCCAGAGTCCCCCCAGAAATTACTGTGGTTTGTCCACCCAATACTGGTAATGTTGCTATGCCGCTTGATGGCGTGATTGCTGATTGAGTTACATCACCAGCTTGATAACTTTCGCTAAGAGAGAAGGCAGAGCCAGCAGTTGTAACCGATTTATTTGTATTAACTAAAGCTGGGACTCCATTGCTTAAGCTTCCAAGATTTAAACCACCTATCCCATTTGTCACCACACTATCCCCAGTTCCTGTAGAAGTAGTAATATTATTTCCACTTATTGAGTATGAACTAGGTGCGGCATTTGTAATCACATAAGGAGAGTCAATAGAAATCTGAGCAGAAGTTACATACTTGGCCGTTATATCTGCAAAGGCACTAGATGGAGAAAGAAAGATGATAAATGGAATTAGTTTTTTCATTTGATTCCTACTTTATTGTTCTTATTATCTACTATAACTGGTTTCTTGCCGTTGCCATTTTTACCTTTTATAGAGATTCCATAAGCCGAAGCAATATTTCCAACAAGGCCAGCAGCAAAAGTGTCTAGCCTTATCTTTTCCATGTACCCCAAAGTCATAACGGATAAAGCCCAAACCAAAATTAAAAGTCTGATTCCATGACCAAAAAAATCCCGACTTTCCTTTTCTTCCTCTTCCATAAGATTAAGGTTTCTTGTCTAATATTAGCAATTTAGCTAAATTAAGAAAAACGAACAAATCATGTCTAAATTTTTTATCAATCTATTTATTAGGTTCGGCAAGTCGGAATCTATCAGAAAAGGGCTTTTGCTCATGTTGAAATCGGCGGCTGAGAAATCAGATAATGACGTTGATGATGCCATAGTAAAAATGATTGAAGAAAAGCTTTTTCCAGTTAAGTAATGGATATTATCAAGGCTCTTACATCTACTTACAGCCTTGAGGGTGAGTTCGAGGTGCAAAAGTCTATACAGTTTATTCAGAACTTAGATGATATAGAACTACTCAAGCCCTATGCAATCAAGCTATTACAAACAAATGCAAAGCAAGCTCATTTTGTAAGCACTTCTCTTGAAGTTATATCTCAGCAAGCCGCTTATATATTTAAGCTTGAAAAACAACTTAAAAAGA